GCTCTACTACTGCATCCCATGTAATCATCACATCGTAACTGGCAAACTTCTTGCCCGTCGCCTTGCTATACATCACTAGAAGCATTCGAGCTAAAGTCTGCCAGCATTCAGTTACCATCTCTCTCTTTCGGGCCACTCTACGGACAAGGAGCGGCATCTGTTCTTTTACACTGGCATGACTACTCGGCGTATGCACGCCGAAAGCAAACTCCGGTACTTCAGATACGTCAACTATGCAATAAAAAGAAGCTTTAGCAAAGCTTCTGCGTCTCCAATTGCAGAATTAACCTCAATAAAACTGGCGTCCTCTTCATCAGTAAAAATGAGTAGTTCATGCCCGTTCAAATCAATCTTTGCTTGTTCGCCTCGTTGTATCGCCTTAAGCGCTTCAGGAAAATTGTTCTGCAGGAAGGCCTGCACATCCTTGAGCTTCAGCTTCAATCTGGGTGTGCTGTGCATCTTGCTGCCCTGCATGGCGTGCAGCATGACGTCATGGTAAGCCTTCAGGTACGGTTCTATTGGCTCAAGCTCGCTGGTGCCATATAGTTCCGTTTCCTCCGGCTCGTTTTTGAAATGCACAATCGGAATGAAACCCCACAGGTTCGTCCTTGTTTCGCTGATAAGGCCTTCTGGAGCCTCTCCCTCAACTGTGACGACGATTTCGGAAGCAGTAATCCTCTGCGTAACGGTATATTCCTTCTGTCCACTGTCCCATTTGGTCCTGCCCTGCAGAACGTATGCTGTTGGCCTCCTAGTTATTGGATCCACTTCTATATCCGCTATTTGTTCCGGCGGGATGATAATGTAGTCAATTCGGTGTTCCTCATCAGGATACAGGGGATCATCGTTTTCCAAGTTAGCTAACATCACAAAGCAGTCCCCGTCTCTTAAGCTAAGCTGGTGAGTTCGCTGCATCCGACTAACCCAGCGATTAACGTGCTCATCCAGGACTTTTTGGGCTTCTTCGTCCTGACACCGAAAATGCGGAACGCCCATAAAACCGGCCAAGGTATTTATTATTGGTTTAGCAAACCCTGCTCCCAACTTATAATCATCATGGGTGTTGTGGTACAACTGCCGTGCAAGTTCATAATCCACCCTGGTGCTGTTCAACACATAAGGCACATTCCAGCGCCCTGCAAGGATGGTGCCAAACTGCCCGAATATATTTTGTCGTAGTTTTGATATTTCGCCAACAGCTTTTTTGAGCCAATTAGTTCTAGCCATATATTTTCGCTCCCCTCAAAATACTCACCAGTCCCGCATCAAATCTTTTAACCGAAGGTGCAAAAGCCAACATGAGAGCATCGGCCTTGTCAGGACTGGGCAGCCCACGCTTTCGCATCTCCTCTTTACTTTCTATCTGAATACGCCCCCTACTATCAAATTTATACTTCAAACTGGCAAGCTGAGAGGCCAGTTCATCATCTGGTGGTATTGCAATATCACCAGATTGAAACCTTTCTCTCAAAGCCCAGTACCATTCAGCACGTTTGTTTACAAAGCGCTCATTATCGTAAGCTGCTTCGCTCGAATTCATCTCTTGCACAGGATAACGTTGTTCCTCTAGCCTATCTACTACTCCAGCACCAATACCGATAACATCGACCTTTGCAACAGTCGCTTTCGTTTTTCTCAAAGCTTCAATTGTCCTCCCTGCGATCTCCATTGTATTTTGCCCCCGAAGCTGAGTGACAATCTCCGCTCTGCTTCCCTGCCGTAACATGATTACCGTTGTGTCTGACCCATAGCGAGCTACGTCCACTCCTAGCTCTATAGGCTCTCCAGGCGCCATCGTCTGCCATCTTTGTTGTGCTGCTTCTATCCATGCAAGTGGAATAAGCGTATCATCGCCTTGTTCCGGAAACTCCCCAAGCACTCTGCTGTACCAAAGTGGGCTGTCCTCTCCCCACTTGAGCCGCTTCTCTTCTACCCATTCCTGTGTCACCAAATAAGGTCGGACTACTTTTCCGGCCTTCAGGTTCGGACTATCGAAAGCACTGATGTGTATTTTATGATACAAGGGCGAATGAAAAGCGTTGTAAAACTCTCCCGACAATTGGGTTGGGTTGCCTATCAGTAAAAGTTTTGCACCTGTGCTAGTCAAAAAACCTTCTGCTGCATCAAATATTTGCTGGTCTACGCCACTTGCTTCATCAACAATAAGCAAAATATCTTCTGCGTGAAAACCCTGAAAACGTTCTGGTTTATCCGTACTAAGTCCAAGTGCAAACCATTGCTTACCAAGCTCTATCTGTGTCTGCAGCACCTTCCCTCCCAATGGTATCCGTGATGCTGCATGTGCCGCATGTATTTCCCGCCATAATAAGTTTTCAACCTGATGCCATGTGGGTGCTGTAGTTATCACTTTACTGTTTAGATGCGTGTATAAAAACCACAAAGCAACCCATGAAGCAACTTTGGTCTTGCCCACACCGTGGCATGCACGGACGGCCACACGCTTGTTATCCCTAACTGCCTCCAGTATTTCTTCCTGCTTCCCCCACGGATCACCGCCTAGTACATGACGCACAAAAAAGACAGGGTCTTGTCTTGCCCTGTCCAGTTATTTTTTTAGCTTGTGTTTTGCTCATTTTCATCAGTCATCACTGCCTGCACCAATTCCATCCACGTTGCTACACCGTCAACCAAACGACTCATTGGATCATCGCCAAGAAGTTCAGCTTTTTGTTTTATTGCCTGGCGCATCTCGCTCTGCAACTTTTCCCGCAATTGCACTAACGACAGCGGTATTTTCTCCGTTTTTCTATTAAATCTTTAAGCCAGGCTGTAGTTGCCTGGCTTAATTCAAAATTATCGTTTATAGTTGCATCCAGCATTTCAAGGTCGGATAATCGCTTCTCTACGACTTTTTGATACTGCTCCTGGCTTTTCTGATATTGCTCCCTTACTTCGGCTTTCACATCGAAGTGTTCAAGCATATGCCGCCGAATCGCTTCATGGCTAACTTTTTCGCCCATTTCCGCTATTCGGCGTGCTGCCTCCCTTACACTGATTCCTTCCTCCTTAACCCATTTTTCTATATCGGCCCGGTGCGGTGAGTTGCAAACTTTACACCGGGCGCTGTACCCAACCGGCATCCGGGCCACCTCCTGTCAAGGTTGTCAATGTCAAGGTTGTTATTGCCACACTTGTCACGGTTCTAAATAAACCCCAAATTATTATCCTTCAGGACCTGATACAAACAACTCGCTAAACTTGTTATTTGATGATGGTTAAGCTCCAATTCATGCTCAGTATTAATTTTCTCAATAATTTCATGCAGTAATGTTAATTCTTTATGATCGTCTGGCTGAACGCCGTCAATTATAATCATACCGCGAATATGATCGCATTCGCCAAACTCATTATTAGATGAAGCTAGTCTATCATCAAACACTATTTTCATTTGCAAACCGCCTATTTTTATAGACTCTGGAAATTTCATTTATTTCTCTCCCTCTCAATGGTATAATTTTCTTGAAGAGTGTTGGCTAAGTAAAAATAAACTGAAGAAGGTGATACCATGGCCAAAAACACAGGCAAAGGGTATCGCAAAGGCGCAGTAGATAAACGTTCACAAACCTATAATCCTAAGACTGATTCATGGGTAAAAAGAGATACCGAAACTGGGAAATTCATTGATCAGAAAACAAGCGACAACAAACCGTTTAAAGGAGTCCGCAAGGAAGATTAGATTTACAAGCCAACACTCTTCTATTTATATTTGTATAAAGCATGAAAAAAAGAGCCCGAAGGCTCTTAACTGTTAAAACTTTCATTGATTGCTTTGAATATTTCTTTGCAAGTCTTTGCAACCGCCTCATCGCTCAAATATTTTTCAATCAGATCTTCCATTATTGATGGGTGTGTGCCTGCAATAGCTTGTCCTCTAGCTTTCAAGAGCTCGCTAACTATTTCAGTTGCAATTTCGTAAGATGTCTTTGACATATATTCATCCCCCTTTCTACTTCCATAATTCTCCATAGAAAGGGGAAATCCTCCAATAATTGTTCGCCATCTTTCGACAACAAAGCCCGGCGGGGGCAACCGGGCTGAAGAGGAAAGTATACAATTCTATACTACTATACTACCATATAAATCCGTTTAAAAAGTACCGAACTTTTGTACAATATTGCAAATTTTTATTAATCTTTCTTTGGCTATGTACTACAATCTAGTTAATTCTAATATCCATTTAATCCAACTCATT